TCGTAGTTACGATAACCAGCAAGGACAACGTGTCTACGTGACAGAGGTCGTGGCTGAGAATTTCCAAATGTTGGAAAGCCGTAATCAACAAAGTTCGAATGATACATTCAGGAATGAGAACCCGATGGATATTCAAGACGATGATTTGCCGTTCTAAGGAGTAACTAAAATGGGAATGAAAGAATATGCTCTCAAATATCAAAAAGCGGGGTTTTCTGTAATTCCCGTAGTGCCTAACGGAAAGCAACCAGCTATTAAATTCGCAGATAAGCCGCCAATGACTGCTCAGGAAATTGAAAATTACTGGACTCAGTATCCGGATAGCAATATTGCTGTTCGGACTGACAAATTTTTCGTAATCGATATTGACTTACATGGCAAGCATAACGGATATGAGAGCTTGGCCAATTGGGAACATCTGAATTTGATAACTCCGACTTTGCAGGCAAGAACTGCAAGTGGTGGAAAACATATCTTTTACTTTAAGCATTCAGACGTGACCATGACCCAGATGATAGGCTTTCTACCTGGAGTCGATATCAAGGCTCATCCAAACAACTATGTTTTAGTTGCTCCATCTAAGACCCAAAAAGGAGAATATGCCTGGGACTTAGAAAAATCTAAAGAGGGGGGCACGATGGTTACTGCTAGTCGAGCTCTTGTTATGGCCATTAAGAAGGAATACAACAAAAAGAACTCTGGTAGCGACCTGGATAATATCTACTATCAAATCAGTAAAGGTGCTGGTAAGCGAAACAGGACAACTGAATTATTTGAAATGGTTGTCCTAGGCTTCGGCGATGAAGGCAGCAGAAATGATACACTTGCAAAATTTGTCGGTGGACTCTTGAGCAGGTCAGTAGAACCGAACTGTATACTGCAACTAGCAGAAACAGCCAATAACAATTCAGTCGAGCCTCTTAGTCACAAAGAATTAAGTAGGACTGTCGAATCAATGATCAAGAAACACATGAGGGGGGGTGGCCATAATAGGTGATGTTACGAATATTTCAATCAAGCAATTTTCGCGCAGAAAGAAAAAAATCTTAAACGAAGAAGGTGAACAGATTGAGATTGAGTCTATTGTGGCTGACAGTCCCAGAAATGTTCTTCTTGCAATGAAGAGCGATAACAAGCTCAACGACTTTCTCAGACACAATGAATTTACTGGAGAACACGAAATTGTAGAGGATGTCAAACTGGATGCTATTCAGTTAAGAAAGGGGCAGTTACCGTCTGCCTTTGAATCCTATTTGAGTGTATACTTGGAAAATCACTTCAAGACAGTTTTCAAGTCTGGAGCATTAAGGGATGGTATTGAAGCGTTCTTTGCAGAAAAGACCTACAATCCGGTTAAGGAATATATGGAAAATGCTTATGAGTCATGGGATCATAAAGAACGACTTGCCCAGGTATTTCAAACTTGGTTGGGTGCAGAGGATAGCATCTTCGTTCAAAAAATAGCTGTTATGTTCTTTGTTGGTGCAGTTTCTAAGGTTTTTAATCCCTGGGTTAAATTTGACTACACGCTCGATTTGGTCGGTGGTCAAGGTGCTGGTAAGACCACCTTCTTGCAAAAGATAGCTGCTGACTGGTACACGGATTCAGCTAAAGATTTTATGGATAAAGATAACTATGAGATTATGCTAAAATCCCTGATTGTCAACGATGATGAGATGGTCGCATCCAGAAAGACTACTTTTGATGAGTTAAAAGCGTTCGTGACTAAAACAGAACTTTCTTTTCGTAGATCCTACGGTCGCAGGGCTGAAAAATTCCCTAAAAACTTTGTGATCGCAAGGACCAGCAATAAAATTGAGTACCTGGGAGATAAGACTGGTGAACGGCGCTTTCTGCCCATACTGGTGGATGCAGGTCAGCAGTTTGTAAAACCTTTTGATATGACAGAGAATGATGTACTTCAACTTTGGGGCGAAGCAGTGGCTATCTACAAAAAAGGATTTATACTTACCTTTGATGATGAGTTCGAAAATGAGCTTGCGGTCTATAAGGAGCGCTTCACTTATAAAGATGAGGCAGAATCACAGGTATACGACTATCTTGAAATGCTGGTTCCAGAAGAGTGGGAAGACTTCTCAGTCGCTCAACAGCATCAATACACCTGGTTCTATTTCAATGACGGCAGCTATCGCAATGAGTCCGGCCTGATATATGAAGGTGTGAAGCTTCAAGCGAGTGTGTCTGCCAAACAGATATTAAAGAATGTTTTTGACATTGATAGCGCGAGAGGTGAAAAGATTGCTAGGAAAATCAAGTTGATTATGGATAACAATCAGGATTGGGAATACAAAATAAAGAAGGTTAAAGGGAAGACACTACGTGCATATTTTAGAAAAAATATACAAACAGAAGTGATGTAACCTTAGTGAAAATGATGTAACCTTTTAGGTAAAAAACGGTCAAAAATCGTGTTTCGGTTACATCAGGTTACATCATTGATGTAACCGCAGGAAAAGTCAGTTATATCAACGGTTTGAGTGCTGTTTTTGATAAAATTTTAAAAAAAGTGATGTAACCCTCTTAAACCCTTGATACTACTAAGGTTTTGGAGTGTCTATTAGTAAGGTTACATCATTTATATAAAATATTTAATAAGTAAAAATAGCAAGTGCTATAAACGTTGATATAACAGCATTCTTGTTTTTTATAAAATATGTTTTTCAAAAAGTGATGTAACCTGTAACCTCGGAAAAAATATTCACAAAATAAGCATATTATTTAATAAATAAAGGAGAGAAAATGTCATACACAGTAACATTATTTTTTGACAACATGGTAGACGACACCCACTTTTTTAAGAAAGAGGGTGATGCTGCCAAATGCAAGGCTCAACTTGAGAGCAAGTATCGAGGGAATCGAATGTATAAGGTGAAGATGGAGGAGGTGGAGTGATGAAGAAAATAACATTTATCGTTGGAACTGGAGGCGAGAAAATAGAATTCAAAACAGATAAAGATGATTTTATCAATGAATTAAAATTTCGTTATGAAAACAAGCAGCTTCTTGAAATCAATCTTAGTAGTGAGATTGTGTTGCTCAATCCCAGCAAGATCTTATTTGCTAAAATCGAGGAGGTCGTAGATTGAAACGATTCATAGTAGTATGGATTCTGCTATCTGCTGGATTAAATATCTGGCAGATGGACAAGATCCGGAATTTAGAAGAGAAGCGCCCGATTATGGTCTATAAAGCAGATAACAAAGGTGCAGAAATCAAAGGTAAAGTCGTCCATAAAGAAAAAATAGGCGACCTGTACACAATCACAATACAGAACTACGGCATTTTCGTAGTCACGCAAACAAGCTACGAAACTTTAAGGATTGGAGACGAGGTGAGGTTATGAGACCTAAAAAATATCCATATTCAGGAGCTAAAAAGACAAATGAAACAACTCAAGAAGATAAGTTGGAGCTTGTAGTCTTCCCTAATATTTCATTAAGAAAAGACATGCTCAAGCACGTTTTCTCAGTTGTCAAAATTCATGACAATTCAACTATCATTCATTTCAGATTTTATAAATTTTTCGGAGCTTATGAGGAACGGAAAGCAAAAATCAATTTGAGTTATGAGGAGACAATGAAAATACTCAATGGCTGCTAAAAGAAAAAAGCCAAGACACTCTCTGTCTCAGCTATAATCTCAATAATATTATTATATCACAAAAGGAGATAGAGAGTGAAGGCTAAAGAGCTCTTGAAAGAATTACAAGACCTTGATATGGACATTCAAAGCCGTATAGATGAAATCAAAGAACTTGAGGCTGGGTTGCTCTCAAGTCCTAAGTGGACAGACGTTAAAGTCCAAGGTGGTCAAGCTAGAAAAGTTGATGACGTCTATACTCAGCTTGTAGTGATGAAACAGGCTATAGAACAGGATACCAAGGAAGTTATTAACAGGAAACTTGAGCTAGGTAGAATGATCAATAGGCTTAAAAATCCAAAAAGCAGGTCTGTCCTTAGAATGACTTACATTACTAAAACCTACATTGAGGATATTTGCGACAATTTGAGAATTAGTAAGGCAACTTATTACAGATTACGCAAACAGGCTGAGTCTGAACTAGAGGAGACGATCATAGACAAAGTGAGCTAAAGTGAATGCGCATGAAGTCTAAAATCTGTTAGAATGGTAGTATCAAGAATTAAAGCAAAGGCACCTTAGGCAACGACCTAGAAAAGCTTCTGAAAAACTGCTGGCTTGGGTTACCAGTGGCGATAGAGTAGGATGTTTTAATATCGCAAAAAAAGACTACACAAAATAAAAAAAGAAAAAAGTAATTTCTAATTAACACGCAAGTCTGTAGTCTACTTGCACTAAGTCACTCTTTGAGTGGCTTTTTTATTTTCACCAATTAAACAAAGCAGGGAGGAGGGCATGGCTAATAGTGAACTAGCAAGAAGAGACTATGAGGCAGGTATGAAGTACAAAGACATTGCAGCTAAGCATAATGTCTCAATCAATACTGTCAAATCTTGGCAACGTAGACACGGATGGAGTCGTGGTAAAAAGGGTGCACCCAAAAAGTCAAGAGGTGCACCTATTGGTAACAAGAATGCAGTAGGCCATGGAGCTCCTAAAGGAAATTCAAACGCCGTGACTCACGGCTTAAGAAGACGATTCCTCCCTGAGGGTATCTCTGAGCTTGTGGATGAAGTAAGGGCCATGTCTCCTATTGACATCCTTTGGGAGAATATCACGCTGACCTATGCCAATCTACTACATGCTCAGCGTATTTTGTATGTGCAGGATGTTGAGGATACTACAAGCCTTGTCACAAGCACGGCTAAAGGTGGTGTAGGTTATGAACATCATACGGCATGGGATAAGCAAGGCAAGGCCTTAGCTGCAATGGCAAGGGCTCAGTCAGAGCTTAAGAGCATGATTAAGACCTACGACGAGCTCACACGCTCTCCTCTTGTTACTGAGGAGCAGCGCTTGAGGATTGACAATCTCAAAGCTCAGCTAGGCTCTAACGATGAGGATGACACAGTGATTACTGGATTTACATTTGATAGGAGTGAGTATAATGGCAATACTGAACCTAGCGAAACTGATTAACCCAGTATTTGATGAAGTCCTCTACACACTCAAGAGCCATATAGTGCTCAAGGGTGGCCGTGCCTCTACTAAGTCCTCTGTAGTATCCATTGACCTTGTAAATGACTTTATCAATGATCCTATGGGGAATGTGGTAGTCTTGCGAAAAGTAGGTAAATACCTGAGAATGTCAGTGTATGAGCAGATAAGATGGGCCATCTATGAGATGGGGCTTGCTCATCAGTTCAAATTTGGGAAATCTCCCTTACAGATCACACATAAGAAGACAGGCACAGCATTTTATTTCTACGGCGTAGACGATCCAATGAAATTAAAATCCCAGAAGATAGCTAAGGGCTATGTAATGTCGGTTTGGTTCGAGGAATTGGCTGAGTTTGCAGGCCGTGAAGACATTGATATAGTTGAGGATACTTTCATCCGTCAAGAGCTACCGAATGGCAAAGAGGTCAAGGTCTATTTCACATACAACCCTCCAAGAAATCCCTATGACTGGATAAATGAGTGGGTGGCAGAGAAAGCTAGTGACCCAACTTACATGATACATCACAGCACCTACCTTGATGACAAGCTAGGTTTTTTGTCTAAGCAAATGAAAGACAAGATAGAACGCTACAAGGAGACGGACCCTGACTACTATCGTTGGATGTATTTGGGTGAGGTAATCGGTTTAGGTAATCATGTTTATAACATGAGCTATTTTAAACCACTAGAAAGCCTCCCAGACAACGACAAAGTGATAGGTATATCATTTGCTCTGGATACAGGACACCAGCAATCAGCAACAGCCTGTGGAGCTTATGGGCTCACTGCCAAGGGTAATGTTATCTTGCTTGATACGTTCTACTATAGCCCAGCTGGCAAGACCATCAAAAAGGCACCTAGTGAGCTCTCTGTGATGATCCACGACTTTATAGACAAGGTCATGAAGACCTACAGAGTACCAAAGCTCAAGATGACCATTGATAGTGCTGAGGGGGCTTTGCGTAACCAGTATTTCAAAGACTATGGTGAGCGCTGGCACCCAGTAGCCAAAAAGAAAAATCAGACTATGATTGATATGGTTATCAGTCTACTAGCTGAGGGGCGTTTCTACTACCTTGACATCCCTAATAATAAGGTTTTCGTTGAGGAGCATAAGATGTACCGCTATGATGACAAGTCACTCAATACTGATGATCCAAAAGTCATCAAGGAGGACGACCACACAGTGGACGAGTTCAAGTATTTTGTCCTAGACAATGCTAGAGAGCTAAGACTAAAAGCCTAAAGGAGCTAACAATGGGAATAGTACAGACTATCAAGAATTTTTTCACAAGGAGCAAGTATGTGATGACAACACAGAACTTAACGAATATCATTGATCACCCTAAAATAGCAGTGTCATCCACAGAGTATGACCGAATAAGGGAAAATCTCAAGTATTATGCAGGACATTATCCACAAATTGAGTACACTGACAGCAACGGCAATCCTCAAAAACGAGCTTTCAACCATCTGCCTATTGGACGTACAGCAGCCAAGAAGATTGCAAGCCTAGTATTTAATGAGCAGGCTGAAATCAAGCTAGATGATAAGGACGCTAACAAATTCATTCAGAAACAGCTACAAGATGACAGGTTTGTCAAGAATTTTGAGCGCTACCTGGAGAGTGGGTTGGCGCTTGGTGGCTTGGCTATGAGGCCGTACGTCGATAGAGACAAAGTAAGAGTCTCTTTCATTCAGGCGCCTGTCTTCTTGCCTCTACAAAACAACACACAGGATGTCTCTAGCGCTGCTATTATCACTAAAACAATCAAGTCAGAGGGGAATAAGCAGAAGTTTTACACGTTGATCGAGTTGCATGAGTGGGGCAAGGATGACCAGTACACAGTCACTAACGAGCTATACAAGTCTGACAAACAGAACATTGTAGGCTCTAGGGTTCCTCTATCAGACCTCTATGAGGATCTTGAGGAAGTAGTAGACTTGAATGGCTTGAGCCGTCCGCTCTTTACTTACTTGAAAACTCCAGGGATGAATAACAAAGATATTAACTCAGCTCTTGGGCTGTCTATCTTTGACAATGCTAAGACTACAATGGACTTTCTTAACACGACTTATGATGAGTTCATGTGGGAGATTAAGATGGGTCAGCGCAGAGTAGCTGTGCCTAGTCAGATGATTAAAGTTGAGTACAATCAGGATGGCGAGAATGTCACAGTCAAGCGTGAGTTTGAGGCTGGGCGTAATGTCTATGAACAGATTGACTCAGGAGATATGGACAAGGGGGTAGGCATTACGGACCTTACAACTCCAATCCGTTCAGATGACTATATCAAGGCTATCAATAAGATCCTGGCAATCTTTGAAATGCAGATAGGAGTATCTTCTGGCACCTTTACCTTTGATGGCAAGAGCTTGAAGACAGCTACTGAGGTTGTATCAGAGAACTCTGACACTTATCAAATGAGAAACAGCATTGTGAGCCTAGTAGAGCAGTCTTTGAAAGAGCTCATTATCTCAATGTTAGAGCTAGGCAAGGCTTACGGTCTCTATAAGGGAAACATCCCTGACATGGAGAAAATCAGCATTAACCTTGATGATGGAGTTTTTACAGACCGAAATGCAGAGCTGGACTACTGGGTTAAGGTTGTAAATGCTGGCTTTGCTACGGATGTCATGGCCATTGAAAAAGTTTTGAATGTTACGCTTGAAAAAGCTAAACAAATCAAAGCTGAAATCAGTGGCAATGCTATTGATGAGGCAAGCGGAGAGCGTAGCTTTGAAGATGTGGGAGTCTATGGAGAATGAACTTACTAAAACGGATTTCAGAGAATTTTATGCAACAAGTAATGTCATTTATAGGGATTGAAAGCCCTTCGCTAGAGCAGAGAAAGCTAGCAAAGGAAATAGTGGAGGCTATCCGTGAAAGACAAGAAGAAACCAATCAAGCTAAATGATGAGCAGTTAATGCTTGACGCTAGTAACGTTGCAGACATCTATCATCAGCTAACTCTTGACCTTTTTGATCAGGTTATAGACCGTATCAAAGAGCGTGGCTCTGCTAGCCTTGATGATAACCCTTATATTTGGCAACTCGAGAAAATGAATGAGATGGGCCTACTCAATGAGGATAATGTCAAGCTCATTTCTGACCGCTCAGGCATTGCTGAGGAGCAACTTAGGCATGTTATCCAAAATGAGGGTTACAAGGTCTATAAAGACACCAAACAGCAGCTTTTAGAGGCTACTGGTGGAGGTGGTTTTGCTGGTAACTCTATCATTCAGACCAATCTAGCTGCTTATGTCAATCAGGCTATGGGAGATATAGACAACCTCATCAACACCACTCTACCAATGAGTGTAAGAAAGGTATATCAGTCCATAGTCCAGGAGAGCGTGGCCAAGGTTGTCACAGGACTCACTACCTCAGACAAAGCTATCTCCGATACAGTCATGAAATGGGCTAAAAAAGGCTTTTACGGCTTTACTGACAGCCAAGGCAAGCATTGGAAAGCTGACACATACGCTAGGCAAGTCATCAAATCGACGGCTTGGCGTGTCTATCGTGAGGTCAGGATGGCTCCAGCTGAGGAGTTGGGGATAGATACCTATTACTATTCCAAAAAATCCACAGCAAGAGAAATGTGCGCCCCTCTACAACATCAGATAGTAACTACTGGAGTTGCTAGAACTGAAAAAGGGGAGCGGATTTTGGCGCTATCAGATTACGGCTACGGCTACGCTGGAGGATGTCTAGGCATTAACTGTAGGCATGAGATAACTCCATACATTCCAGGGGCTAACTACAAGCCTGATTTGCCTGACGAGTTAAGAGACTTGACTCCAGAGCAAGCGATAGAAAACGCAAACGTACAGGCCAAGCAGAGAGCTCTAGAGCGCTCTATCAGACAGTCCAAGGAATTTCTCCACGTTGCAGAGAAACTAGGTGACAGCGAGCTAATAGACAAGTATAAGAGCAAGGTTAGGATCCAACAGGGAGCCATGAGAGACTATCTCAAACAGCATCCGTTTCTACATCGTGATTACGCTAGAGAGAAGTACTACTACGATGATGACGTTGTTCAAAAGTTATACAAAACTATTGACAAACGCTCTAAAAAAGAGTATTCTGAAATACTACAAAATTTGGGAAATAAAGCACCCAAGTCTTATGGTGACTTCAAGTCGTTGAGTCGATCAGAAAAAGAATCTCTGAGGTATGATAATAGGATTGTCAATTATTTCAAGGGGGACATTCAAGAGAAACTGTCAGACAAGCAGAAACAACAGGCAGTGGAGGCTTACTTTAATTTCAAGAATGATGGTATAGTGTTTGGAGACCATGCAATAGCACGCTACATAGAACGTATGAGGCGCAATGACGGCACATTTACCTACAATTATGAAACAGTAAAGACAGCTTTTTCTCTACCTCCTAACTATGTATCAGAGAAGAACGGCAGACTTGCAAGGTACTATAACGGTATCCTCTACATCACTGAGCCTGATGCAGATGTTGTAGTAACTATGATGAAACGTAAAAAACTGAAAGGATTTAAACCATTATGAAATACAGTCAACAAGTATTAGACATGCTAGAACAAGCAGTTAGTGGTCAGATTGATAATTTTTGGGATTTCTCCTTTAAGTTTAACTCCCTTTTTGGAGAAGATGAGGATTTTGCTGAGGCTTGGGACAATGAAAACCCTGAAATGTTTGACGCTCTCAATGACTTTGAGCTGATGATGTTCTTAGAGGAACATGACCCAAGTGATAAGCAAGGATTTATCAATTTCCTAACACCTTACTATAAAAAGGCAAAACAGTTAGTAAAACTTAGCGCTTAGAACAATCTAGGCGCTTTTATTGTGCAATAAATTGCTATAAACCACTATAAACCACTATAAACCGTATGGATTTCCATTCGGTTTTTATTTTGCCCTGGAGCATGGCGTAAAACTGTCTTAATTTGTCCATGTGACGTAAAAAAGGAGGAGTTAAGACATGAGTCTTAAACGTGAAATGTTAGTTGAGGCAGGTATTGAGGACAAGGCTGTCATTGACAATATTATGCAAGCGTACGGTGCAGGTATTGAAAATGCCAAGTCACAAGCCAAATCGGAACTACAAGCCGAAAACGAAGCATTAAAACAACAGCTTGAGCAACAAAACCAAGCTATCAATGATCTACAGGCCAAAGAGGGAGCTAGCGCTGAAAGTAAACAACAGCTTGAAGAACTAAAAGCCCAATTTGACCAGTACAAGCTAGATAGTGAGGCAAATCTTGCTCAGGTAACTAAAACAAATGCTGTAGCCCTAGCCTTGAAAGATGTAGGAGCTTACAACTCAGAGGACTTGATGAAATTCATTGACCTAGACAAGATTGAGCTAGGAGAAGACGGCAAGCCTGTCTTAGAGGAAACCATCAACAGCCTTAAAGAGTCGAGCCCTTACCTTTTCCAAGCAGAGGACAAGCAACCTAACCCTAATATCTCTGTGCACGGAAATCCACCAGCAGAAACTGGATACGATCATCTAAGCGCAGAGGACAAAGCCCTATTTGCAGGCTTTGATAGCGTATAAAACCAAAAATAAAGAAAAGAGGAATATTACACATGGCAGTAAATTACGCAGCTAAATTCGATGAAAAAGTAGATGAGCGCTTTGCTAAAGAGGCTCTTTCAACTGGTATCATCAACCAAGATTTTGATTTCCTTGGAGTTGACACAGTCAAGGTTTACTCTATCCCTACGACAGGAATGAATGACTACAAGACATCTGGGCAAAACCGTTACGGTGACGCTGAGGAGCTTGGGAATACAGTTCAAACTATGACAATGAAGAAAGACCGATCTTTCACATTCACGATTGACAAGAAATCTGAGCAAGACACAAATGGCACCATGGAGGCAGGAAAAGCCCTTGCACGTCAGTTGTCAGAGGTCGTTATCCCTGAAGTTGATACTTACCGTTTTGCAACAATCGTAGCTGGTGCAGATACAGATCATATTGCTACTGGTTCAGTAACTAAAACAAATGCCTACGAGCTTGTGCTTGATGGTCAGGTTAAACTAACTGACGCTTTCGTTCCAACTGCTGGCCGTATCTTGCATGTATCTCCTAAATTCTACAAACTCATCAAACTTGACCCAACCTTTGTGAAAAACTCTGACCTTGGTCAAGAAATCACTATCAATGGTCAAGTAGGTATGATTGACGGCTTGCCAGTAGTCTTGACACCTACATCACGCCTGCCACAAAATGTAGAGTTTATTATTGCTCATCCTGTAGCTACTCCATCTCCTGTTAAATTGGAAGACTACAAGATCCACGATAACCCACCAGGAATTAATGGCAAACTCGTTGAGGGACGTATTCGTTACGACGCTTTCGTTCTTGACAACAAGAAGAAAGCTATCTATGTTCACAAATCAGCTTAGTGAAAGGGGATAAAAATGAACGATTCTAACATTGAAGAGACTTTGGTTGTATCTAAAGAAACTGAAGAGGAGCCAGAAGTAAAATATCCAAAAACATTGAAAAAAGATGGAGTAACGTTTACTCTATCTGACCCGATTATGATTTCAGCCTTTGAAAATCAAGGATACGAAGTGGAGGAATAAAATAAATGGCTAAATTTAAAGCTAAAACAAACTTTTTTATGGCAAAAACAGGGCAGCAGTTTGATGCAAATAATGCGTATGAAATGACAGTTGCTGAAGTGGATGAAATTAATAGACAGACACTTGCGGAATATGGAGACAACTGGCTAGAAGAAATCGAGCAAGTTGTCCCATCTCAAGAACCAACTTCAGATGTAATTCCAGGACTTTCTGAAAATCCAGATTATTTAATTTAAGGCGGTGAAGTCATGACCTACTTAACAAAAGATGAATTTAAGGACTTTGGTTTTGATGAGGTTGAGGAGTTTGAAAAGCTACTAAAGAGGGCAGAGATTGCTATCAACCTCTTTCTTAATAATTTCTACAGCTTTGTAGATTTTGAAAAAGAGATTAAGCACAGAAAGCAAGCTGTCAAACTGGCTACGGCTTTCCAGATAGCATATTTGGACGCTAGTGGGATCACTACGGCTGATGATAAGCAATCAGTCTCTACTGTGGTTCTAGGGCGTACTCATATCACCTACAAGAACTCCTCTAACCAGCCTTTAGAAAGTGCTAGGTATAACTTATCGCTTGACGCCTTGAATACTCTGAAATCGGCAGGATTTGGCTTTAGGGGGGTAGGTTATGACAGACATTGATAAACGGTTATTGATTGATACTGTAACAATTCAGAAAACCACAGGAGAAAAAGACGGATGGGGTAAAGAAGTATTTGAGAGCCCAGTGACCCTTAGAACTGTTAGGTTTGACAGACAGTATCAAGTGAAAGGCACGAAGAACAACCGTAAAGAGTCCAAGCCTAGCACGTTATTTGTGTACCCTAAATATTGTCCTATCGTCTTAGACAAGACCTTTGAAAATGCCATTATCAACGACGGAGAACGTGAGTACAGAGTGACCTCTGTGGTTCCTGTCAGTTATCCACACAAACAAAAAGTATTTTGCTATGAAGTGGAGTGTATCTGATGGGAATAGGCGTATCTGTCAAGATTGATTTAAAAGGTATTGAGAAAAAGGTATCCCCACAGGCACTAGCTAAGGGGAAGTTAGCTATCGCTAATCAAATGTTGACTGACTTTACCCCTTTTATTCCTCGAAAGAGTGGAGACTTAAGTGGTAGCGGTCAGGCTACTAAGGATGGGGTTAAATATCCTGGACCTTACGCTAGAGCTCAATTCTACGGATCGAGCTATAACAAGAATAGGAGTTTTGTCTTTAAGAAGTACACGACTCCTGGAACAGGCAAGCGGTGGGACTTGAAAGCCTCAGTGTTATATCTTGATGATTGGAAGAAAACGGGTCTAAGAGCAATGGGAGTAAAAGCATGAATAACAATGATTTTTCAGAAGTCCTTAGAGATTTCATCAACACACTAAACCTCCCTCTGGCTTGTAAGCTAGATTACTTATCAGAGGGGGAGGATTTAGTCCTTTATCCTTTGCCAGGTGGGAAGATTTTAACAGAGTACATGAACGGCAAGCAGGACATTAGCCTTGTCTTTGAGGTGGCAATCAAAACGACTGATCACCAGAAGACAAGCTCTATCCTGTGGGCCATCAATCATGCTCTCGCTGATTTTAATCTGGAACTACCTAGCAAAAATAATTCATATCAATTCAGAGGCCTTGAAGTTTCACAGCCATTCCTAAATGACCGTGATGAGCAAGGCTTTTATATTTACATGTTAGATGTAACGGCAAAACTTGAAACAAATGGAGGAAACTAAATGCCAAAAATGAAAAACGCCAAACGCAAACACTTTCTTGCGCCATGGTTACCAACAGCACCAGCTACTGAGCCAGGTAATAACGCCTGGAAATGGCTTGCGGACGGAGTAAAAACCGCCGAGGCTGAAAATGACGAGGATACAGATGACATTGCATACTACAACGGCGACGGCACCAAAAAAACTGTAGTGACGTCTGTTAAGAGTGGTTACAGTTTTGAGGGCGATTACATCAAAGAGGATGAAGCTCAGGCAATTGTTGCAGCTATGCGCTTTAAAACTGGAGATGACCGTAATGTCTGGTTTAAAGTGGTAGACGCTGATGGCAAAACTCAATATGTCGGAGTCGCTACTGTCTCAGGTATCAAAATTGGAGGCGGAGATGCGTCTGAGTATGAGACCTTTGAGTGCACTATCAGCTGGAATGTAGCGCCTAAACAGTCTGCTGTAGTCGGTTGATGATTTGATCTAGGGGAGTGAACAGGCTCCCCTTTTTATTTTTGATTTTAAAAAATTAGTAGGAGAGAAAACAAATGGTAGTAATTAAGAAACGTGACAATGTCATCCCTGTTGATTTTGGAGAGTTCAGGCTTGAATTTGTAGCCAATGACAAAAACATCCACAAAATGGAGTCAGTTGGTAAAAAGCTCAAAAAAGACGGCGAAAAACTAGCCAACACAGAAGACAGTAAGGCCTTTGAAACTTTACAAGACTTGGTAAAAGGGTCATGGACAGAGCTGTTTGACCAAGACGCTTATAACAAGGTCTATGATTTCTCTAACGGCTCGACTGTCGATACTATGGCTTACTTGCTTGAGGCTATCACAGGGGTTATCTCAGAATGGGAGAAACGCAACAATACAGATGCCCTCAAAAAATATCTAGGTGACTGACATGCTGGACCTATCAAGGAAATTGACAGATGAGTTAGTCCTTGGTGATGATGTGTATCCAATGAATATCGCTTTTAACAAGGTCTTGAAAGTGGTGGAGCTGATCAATGATGATGACATCGACGAGCTTTACAAGCCTTTTCTGGCTATTCAAATCTTGACTGGTGTAGATTTTACTCAGGCTTTGACGCCTAAACAGGCTACAGCAATCTTTAAGATGATTTTTGAGGAGCATATCAGAATTATTCCAGCTAAAGATACAGCACCAGTACTGGACCTAGCAGGAAATCCAATCAAGAGCAAGATACGCTCCAGGAGCCAATCTGAGGGAGGAGATCGTCTCTTTAGCTTGAAGTATGACGCTGAGTATATTTACTCATCGTTTCTCCAGGCTTACGGAATTGACCTCATAGACGCTCAGAACAGCTTACATTGGAAGAAGTTCAACGCTTTACTCAATGGCCTGCCTAGTGATACTAAATTTGCTGAGGTGCTGAAGATACGCTCTTACAAGCCCCAAAAGGGCGACAGTAAGCAGTACAAGGAGAACATGAAGAAACTCAAAAAAGAGTATGCTCTACCTGATGAATTTGACTACTAATTTTAGAAAGGAGGTACACAATGGCAGATGGTTCAGTTACTATCAAGGTTGACATGGACGGCTCCAATGCTCAGGCTGGAGTGAATAAGCTCAAGTCTCTTTTTGGAGGCCTTGAAAGTGCAGGGCAAAAAGTAGGCTCAGTATTCAAGTCAGTCCTAGGAGCTAATTTGATTGGCTCAGCCCTTACTACAGGGATTGGTACTATTACTAGTGGTATCCGTGAAATGGCCTCTGAGCTAAACAGTTCACAGAAAGCCTGGAAAACATTTGAGGGAAACCTCCAAGCCTTTGGACGATCAGCTGAGGAAATCAAGGCAGCTAAGACCGAAATGCAGGACTTTGCAACCAAAACCATCTACTCAGCCTCTGATATGGCTAGTACTTACTCACAGCTTGACGCAGTTGGGACTAAAAATGTTGGTAGTCTAGTTAAGGCTTTTGGTGGACTTGCAGCCTCTGCTGAAAATCCAGCCCAAGCCATGAAATCATTGTCCACTCAGGCAACACAGATGGCAAGTAAGCCTAAAATTGCCTGGATGGATTTTAAGATTATGATGGAACAAGCTCCAGCTGGTATGGCTGCAGTCGCAAAAGAGATGGGAATGTCTACCGCTGAGCTTGTAAAAGCCGTCCAAGACGGAAAAGTCAAGACAGAGGACTTTTTTGACGCTATGAACCGTGCAGGAAACTCTGACGCTTTCCAAAAGATGGCTACAGAGTTCAAAACGGTTGACCAGGCTATAGACGGTGCCAAGGAAAGCCTCTCTAATAAGCTCATGCCAGCCTTTGAAAAGCTCAATAAGTTTGGTATCAAGGCAGTAAATGCTGTTTCAGACGCTTTGGACAAAATCAATTTTGACAGTATTGCTGAAAAGCTAGGTGCGTTTTTAGAAGGGATAGACATTGAGGGGTTTGTCACTAGAATCAGCTCATCAATCTCTAATGTTGTTTCCAAAATCAAAACGTTTTGGGAGGCATTCTCAAATACAGGAGCAGTTAGTGCTTTTGTCGAGGCTATTAAGAGTATTTCAGGAGCGATTGGTCATGTGTGGGATAGTTTGACAGCATCAGAAGTGTTGACAACCTTAGGAAGTGTACTAGGCAATATTGTCAAGTGGCTTTCTCAGGCTGCAACCGCAGTAGCTAACTTTGTTTCAGGCTTAGATCCAGGGACAATCCAAAGTGTAGCAACGGCGATTATTAGCATTGGTACAGCTTTGATAGGTATCAAGGCGGGAGTCAAGATTGCTCAGGCTCTAAAAACAGCCTTTGATTTTGGTAAGAATCTAGTTAGTTTAGTAAGTAACATTCTAGGATTGACAACAGCCCAACTTGCTAACGCTGGAGCAAGTGCCGCAATGAGCGCAGGGAATACAGCAGTTGGGACAACGGCATCCGCAAGTGCTGGCTCTGTTTTGAGATTGGCCGCTGCAGTTCTTATGATTGGCGCAGGGGTCTTGATGGCTGCCGCTGGTGTTTATGTCCTGGTACAGGCAGCTATACAACTTGCCTCAGCTGGAGCTGGTGCACAGGTTGCAATGCTTGCCATTGTAGCAGGTATTGCCTTGCTTGCTGTGGGAGCAGCTACATTAGGTCCAGCATTGACAGCAGGAGCTGTAGGTATTTTAGCTTTTGGAGCTTCCGTTGCTCTTATTGGTGCTGGTATTGCAGTTGCTGCTCTTGGGATTTCTGTACTTGTTACAGCTATCTCTAACGGAATGACTCAGATCATTAACGCCATATCTGCAAATGCACCACAAATTGTAACAATTATCCAGGCTATTGCTGATGGTATCAGTACGGCTATGAGTGGTATTGCTGGCATTATTGACTCTATTGGAGGAGTGATCTCTACAGCTTTGCAAGGCATTGCTAATATCATCATCTCTGTTGGTGTATCCATCAATATTGCTCTACAAGGTATTGCTGATATTTTCAAGTCGGTTGGAGAGGCAATCTCTACGGCTGCTCAAGGTATCGGTAAAGGGATTGAGAGTGTCTTTAATGGCATTGCTAACATTATCAACTCTGTAGGTACTGCAATTAAAAGTGTATTAGACGGCCTTGCTAACGTGTTTAACTCTCTTGGCACTGCTGCTCAAAAGGCAGGAAACGGATTTAAGCAACTAGCTCAAGGGGTTGTAATGATCACTAATACTAATCTTGGAGATATGGCAGCCTCTTTGGCCGCTGTTGCTATTGGTGTAGGTAAAATCTCAGGAGCAAGCGCTGGCATGGCTAGCGTTGGTGCAGGTATGCAGGCACTGGGAACAGGTCTACTCACAATACAAGCCAGCGGAGCCATGGCCGTTGCTGTACTAACAACAATGGCAAGCACCATTCCTACAATTTCAGCCTCTGTAACTACTTTAGCCCCAGCGATGACATTGGCTGGTACTGCTATGAGTTCCTTTGCAACATCAGTAATGACCTCTTTTGTAGGTTTATCAGGGGCAACAGCTAGCATTACTATCCTACAAAGTGGGTTAGTTGCTTTGTCAAGTTCAATGTTGATGGCACAGGCTGGAGCCCTAGCTATATCAGCAGGATTTACAGCAATCAGTGGAGTTGTGAGTGCTTTAGTTGGCGTACTTGGTACAATACCAGGTCAGTTTACACTGATTACCACATCAGCAATCATGGCAACTACTGCCATTATGCAGTTAGCTACATCCGCTCCTATGGTTGCCTCGGCCTTTTCTAGTATCTCGGCAGCTGCTGGATCAGCAATGTCTCTACTCAATTCTGTTGTGCAGTCAGCAATGTCTCAAGCTGTAGCAATAATGCGCTCAAGCATGCAACAGATGGTGTCTGTGGTCCTGCAATCGGCAACTCAGATGACTCAAGCCGGTCAACAGGCAGGTCGTGGGGTCTCTAATGGCATTACTAACGGCATCCGCTCAGGAATTGGATCAGCAACGGCTGCAATGTCAGCTATGTTAAGTTCAATCCGTTCTAGGGCAATGTCAGGGGCTGGAGCTATGCGTTATGCAGGGAGCATGATTGGGCAAGGTTTGGCGCAAGGTATGTACTCAGCACTTGGGGCTGTCACTGCGGCAGCTAATGCGCTTGTCGCTCAAGCTGAGAGAGCAGCGCAAGCTAAGGCTAAAATCCATAGTCCGTCACGACTATTTAGAGACAATGTAGGTAGATACATTGCTCAAGGTATTGCCGTGGGTATTGAACAGAATAGCTCTGATGTGGTTGATAGTCTGGCATACGTTCAGAAAGAGATGTCAGCGTTCAAATTTGGCGCTGAGGACTTGCTAGGTTTAGGGAAACACACTGTATCTAGTCAGTTTAGGCTCAAATCACTCACAGAACGAGCAGAAACAAGCCAAATCGAGGTTGTTCGTGACCAGGCTGACAAAGTCCTGGCTAGAGCTCTTGAAGTGGCTGAGGAGGCTGTCAAGCGCCCTGTGAACATGGTGCTAGATGATGGTACTCTGGTTGCTAAAATCGGAGCCCCAATGACTAACTATCAAAATGATAAGTTAATGATTGATAACATGATGAGAGGTATTACCTAATGAATAATGACACAATCACAATCAATGGATTTGACCTCTCTGAGGTTATTGACATTATAGACATCATCCGTCCAGTAGGTAACGAGCGCCATATCACTACTAATGACGCTCCACTTTTAGGAGTAAATCTGCAAGAGGTACGGACAGGCGCTAAAATCATCAAAGTCAAGTTTGCTATGCAATATGGGAACGGCATGACACTTGAAACGGCTAAGCACAAACTAGCTGGTATTTTTAACACCTCTGAGGCTGTCAAAATCATCATTTCAGACGAGCCTGACAAGTATTACATGGGTCTAGTATCTGGCTCTGTGGATATGGAAAACATTACTAGATGGTTTCAAAAAGGCAGTTTTGACCTGATTATCCCTGACGGAGTAGCTCACAGCTCAACCTATAAGCGTTTTGATAACGGACAAGAGCAACCTGACAAGGTTGTTTTTAATTTGGTCAATAATGGCAACGTCCCAGCTTTTCCTGTGGTCACTGTTAAAAACAACGCCGAGAATGGCTATATAGGTATCGTCAATACTAGCGGAGCTTTTGAGGTTGGAGACCGTAAAGAAGCTGATACTGAAACAGTCAAGCGCTCTGAGGTCTTACTTGACTTTAGAGGCGATAAAATCGCTGATGGTCTTGCAAGAGCAGTAAAAAACAGCTCAGTGACTAATAGTCCAGAGAATTTAAACGGGACATCCGAACTAGTCACAGTGGCTGGAAAGAAACGTGTCAGGCTAAGAGAGCAGTTTAGCGGAACATATAACAAAAGCTATTCAACAGGCTTGTCATGGGAAATACCATCTGACTCAACAGGTCAAAAAGGATCACTCAATGACTACATCTTTTGCAAACTTGTCTATCAACTAGACTCTGTGGCTCAATGTGGCTTTATTAAAGTGACTGTGACTGACGCAAATAATCAATTTCTGTACGGTATTGAGACTTACAAACGATATAATGGCCTATACTGTGGTTTTAACATTTTTGCAACAAACAACAACAATGACTATAATTTCTTAAAAACTTTGGACTTTGACTCATCTAGTGACCAAAACAGAAATCCTTTTGCGAAAACAAGGGGGCAGTTTGAAATCATGAGAAACGATGAGAGAGTTCAAGTCTATTATAATGGCTCACACTATAATTTTTTCGTTCCTGAAATCAGAGGTAAAAAATCAGCTAAAATCCACGTTACGATTGGTGGCTTTCACGGAAAGGTGATTATCCCTCACTTATATCTTGATGAGCTGATGTATCGAAAGGATTTTGTGTCAGTTATTAACGACTTGCCAAACCGTTATCCAATAGGATCAAATGTCATTCTTGACAGCGAAAACAACTCAGTCACAGTAGATGGAATTGAGAAAGCTGTAGATGTTGTTCAGGGTTCAAAATTTTTGAGTATACCACCAGGAAGCAGTCAGCTTGAGGTCTATTGTTCAAACTGGGTCAAGACCAAACCCACTGTCAAAGTAGAATTTAAAGAAAGGTATCTATAGCAATGTTATTGACAATACATGACTCAAATTTGAGAAAAGTGGCATTTGTGGACAATGAAAAGCAAGGAACATTAAACTATTTCAATGATACCTGGACAAGGTATTTAGAGACAGGCTCTAGTACCTTTGATTTTACTGTTTTTAAAAAGGCCATTATCTCTGATATAGGTCGGAAAAGAACCTATAACGCTCTAAATGAAAAGGCTTTTGTATCATTTCAATATAAAGGCAAGACTTATCTACATACTATTCGAAAAGTTGAAGAAAATGAGAAAGTTATCAAGTGTTATAGTATCAACCTAAACCTTGAGCTGATAAATGAGTACGCTAACCCTTACAAATCCTCTAAAGCTATGAGCTTTAAGGAATTTTGTGAGGAGATGGACTTACTCAACTATACTTTCTTAAAGATCGGTATCAATGAGATTTCAGATAAAAAGATTTCTGCTGAGTGGGAGGGTACAGATACCAAGCTAAATAGACTATTAAGTCTAGCTAAGAAGTTTGGCGCTGAAATTGAATTTGACACCCGCCTCAACGATGACAGCTCTATCAAGTCATTTATGGTTAATGTATATCATGAACACGATGACAACCATCAAGGTGTAGGACAAGTCAGCTCAATAGTTTTAGAGTATGGCAAAAACCTCAAGACAATCACTAGGACGATTGACAAGACAGGGATTTATAACTCAGTCAAACCCACAGGCAAGGATGAGCATGGAAACGTAATTGACATTAGCGGTCTTGGAGCCTGGTCAGTCAATAATGCCAAAGGAGAGCGTGAATTTTATCAATTAGGAGCTCATCTAGTAGCTCCTCTTTCTATGCAGATGTATCCATCTACATTCACACACTCAACAGGTACTCTAGACCAGTATATTCGTAAAGATATGACTGTAGAGAGTTCAAATCCTGAGGTCATCCGATCAACAGCCTACCGTGAGCTCAAAAAGAACTGTTATCCAGCAGTCACTTATGAGGCTGAGGGCTTTGCGGATCTGGAAATAGGAGACACAGTCAAAGTCTATGATGACGGCTTTAACCCTACTCTTTTGCTTGAGATGAGAGTATCTGAGCAAGTCATCAGCTTTACGAACCCCAAGAATAATAAGACAACTTTTTCAAACGCCAAAGCACTTGAAAATAGACTATCTCAAGGCATTCAGCAACAGCTAGACCGAATGATAGAGGACGCAAAACCTTATACTATTAAGCTAGCTACGGATAACGGCACAGCCTTTAAAAACGGTCAAGGTCAGACGATTGTGACCCCTACTTTAATAAAAGGTAACAAGGTTATCAATAGTGGCTGGCGTTGGGTTGTTGATGGTGTAATCAAAGCTACTAGCTCCAGTTACATTGTGAGGGCTGCTGACATCAATCAAAAAATGGTATTGACGGTCTCTGCTTGGGTTGATAATAAGGAAGTGTCCTCCGAACAGGTTACTTTTTTAAATGCTTATGATGGTACTAAAGGTGATAAAGGAGATCCAGGCAAAGACGGCATTGCTGGTAAGAATGGAGTAGGTTTAAAATCTACTGTCATTGCTTACGCATCGTCTACATCAGGAACTAGCGCTCCTAGTTCTGGATGGACAAGCACTGTTCCAGTGATTCCAGTAGGTCAATATCTATGGACTAAAACAATTTGGAGTTACACAGATAACACCTCTGAAACTGGATACTCAGTTGCTAGGATTGGTAGAGACGGAAATACTGGTAGAGATGGGGTCGCTGGCAAGGATGGCGTGGGTATCCGTGCAACAACCGTAGTTTATGCTAGCTCCACATCAGGAACTGTTCCACCAACTAGTGGATGGTTGTCTCAAATCCCTAGCGTTCCAGCTGGTCAGTATTTGTGGACTAAAACAACCTGGAACTATACAGATAATACCTCTGAGACAGGTTTTTCTGTGGCAAAAATGGGTGAAACTGGACAAAAAGGTGCTAAAGGAGACCCTGGACCCCAGGGGGCAATAGGTCCTAAAGGTGATAGAGGAGAAAAAGGCGAAAAGGGAGAGCGAGGTTTACAAGGTATCCAAGGTTTGCAAGGCCCAAAAGGTGACCAAGGCATTCCTGGAGTAAAAGGGGCAGACGGTCGTACACAGTACACTCACATGGCTTATGCTGATAACGCTGCTGGCGGAGGATTCAGTCAAACAAACACTGACAAAGCCTTTGTTGGGGTGTACTTTGACTTTAATCCAACAGATAGCAGAAATCCTACTGACTATCGCTGGACGAGATGGAAAGGTCGTGATGGCGTCGATGGACTACCAGGTAAACCAGGAGCAGATGGAAGAACGCCTTATGTTCACTTTGCTTATTCTGACAATGCGGATGGTTCTGGTTTAACAATGACAGATAACGGGCAGCGTTATTTTGGTCATTATTCAGACTATGAAAAAACCGATAGCTCAGATAAAACGAAGTACAAATGGGCTGATCGTTGGGCTAAAGTTGAGGTTGGTTCACAGAACAGGTTTGTCCGAGATACTTCAGTTGCGGGGTATTTAGCAAATGCTGGGATTATCTCTCCAGCTAATTCTGTAAATAAAGAAAGGACGTCAGATTTTATTGACATCAATGGAACATCTAATCTCATCTATCAGCTTTGGGTAACTACACCTAACGGAGGAATGCCTTGGCATGCTTGGCAATTTTACGATGCTAATAAATCACCTATCGGAACTCGACTTACAGGTAGGGACAGTTATACTGTTCGTGCTCAAAAGTGGCATATAGTCAATAATATTACAGTACCAGCAACCGCTAAATTTATTAGATTATCTGCTAGAACTTACGAAGATGTCAAAATTAAGTTAGAGATAGGCAATGTACCTACAGACTGGTCTCCATCTCCTGAAGATATTCAGATAGACATTGACTCTAAAGCTGATCAAGGGCTGACTCAGGAACAAATCAATGCGCTAAATGAAAAGGCTGGGATTATTCAAGCTGAGGTTGAGGCTAAGGCTAGCGCTGACACACTTGATAATTGGATAAAGGCTTACAAGGACTTTGTCAAGGCCAACGAGACAGCGAGGGCGCAGGCTGAGAAAGATTTGATTGCAGCTAGTCAGCGTGTCTCTAATATTGCTAAGGATCTTGGAGAATTATCTGACCGCTGGAATTTCATCGATAGCTATATGAGCTCATCAAATGAGGGGCTTGTGATTGGTAAGAATGATGGTAGCTCTAGCATGATGTTCAACCCTAATGGACGGATTTCAATGTATTCAGCAGGGGTTGAGGTCATGTACATCTCTCAAGGGGTAATCCACATTGAAAACGGAATTTTCTCTAAAACTATCCAGATAGGGCGCTTTAGAGAAGAGCAGTATCACATTAACCCAGATATGAACGTAATTAGATATGCAGGAGGTGCTTAATGGCTGATTTTTGGTCAAATACTAATAGAGGTTATCGTATCAGATTGTGGTTAGATCAAACCTCGCAGAGCATTGAAGACAATAGCAGTCAAGTCAGAGTTAGACTTGCCTTGTTAAATACTTTTACGACTTTCGCAGAATACAACTGTACTGCTTCGGTGACTATTGATGGACAGACTATCAACTGGTCAGGACGTCCATCAATGCTTAGTCAAAATCAGGTAATCATGCTAATTGACCGAACTGTCACAGTCGGCCATAACGCAGACGGAACCAAGACATTTAATTTGTCCGCTAGCTTTTCAGGGAGTGGTGGATGGTCTCCTGGAGATCTAAATATTGATGGTAACTCGTTTACTTTGACAACAATCCCAAGATCTAGCTCTGTGAGCGTGAGCACTGGGGTCATTGGCAGTGCGGTTACTATCAACATTAACCGTCAAAGTTACAGTTTTAAGCATACAGTGCGCTATGCCTGGGCTGGTAAGAGTGGAACGATTGCGACGAATGTAGACACATCCACAACGTGGATGATCCCTCTTGACTTTTCAAACGACATTCCCAACTCATCGAGCGGAACGGGGATAATCTACGTTGATACTTATTCAGGCTCTACTAAGACAGGCACACAGTCAGCCACATTCACGGCAAGCGTGCCAGCTAATCTCAAGCCTACATTTTCAGGTATCACATTGTCAGATTTGAACTCTGCAGCACAGAACCTTATCCCAAGCGGCAACACGTTCATTCAGGTAATCTCTAACATAAAGGTTGCTTTTAATGGCGCAGCTGGTTCTTACGGCTCATCCATCACTGGATACTATGCTGAGATTGTCGGCAAGAACCAATCCACAAGCTCAAACGGTGGAAGTCTAGGCATTATGAATTATCACGGAGCTATCAAAATCAGAGCAAGAGTCTCTGATAGCCGTGGCAGATGGTCAGATACCTCTCTAGTATCTGTAACCGTGCTTGAATATTTTGCTCCAGCGCTTAGCTTTAGCATTGTAAGAACAGGTTCAACATCTAGCACATTGACGGTCACAAGAAATGCCAAGATTGCACCTCTGACAGTATCAGGGAGTCAAAAGAACTCAATGAGCTTGACTTTCAAAGTTGCAAGACTTGGTACTACTAATTTTCAAGCGGATACAGGACAAGCTACTGGAGCATGGACAAGTATCTCAAGTCTAGTCAATTCACAAGCTAATCTTGCTGGTAATTATCTAGCAAATCAGTCCTGGGTTGTAATCGGCACGCTTGAGGATAAATTCACACGGTCTGATTTCATGGTTAACGTGGCTACAGAGAGCGTAGTCTTGTCTTACGACAGGTCAGGGGTGGGCGTTAACAAAATTAGAGAGCAGGGCGCCCTTGATGTAAAAGGCGATATATACGCAGACAACAAGCCCATACAGCAATATCAGCTGACTCAAAACAACGGAAAATCGTTGAATGCTGAAAGGGATTGGAACGACTATATTAATGCTGGAGTATACATGGGTTATAACCTGCTAAACTCTCCTCAAAGTGGTAATGGTTGGAAACATGTGCAAGTTTTTAAGCACAATGATAACTGGGTAGTGCAAGTGGCCTATGATTTTGATGGTCAAATAGCAGCCGTTAGAGCTAAAACTAACGGAACATGGAGGCCTTGGAAGTATCTTGCTACGAAAGATGATGTTCAAAAATACACTCAAGGTACACCTTGGCAGAATCTT